AAAACTACCAAGACCGTACCCACCGCGTCAAGATCAACCAAGGCGGGACCAGTTCGGGCAAAACCTATTCCATCCTGCAAGTCATTGCGATGCGCTTAATTGAGCAAAAGCGAATTGCGACGGTGGTAGGCCAGGACATACCAAACTTGAAAAAAGGCGCTTACCGTGACTTTAGCGAACGCATTTTGCCGTCCGCGCCGTGGTTGCAATCCTTTATCTCTACCCACAACAAATCTACCCTATCCTATACTTTTACCAACGGTTCAATATTAGAGTTTGCAAGCTTCGGCGATGAACAGGACGCGAAGAACGGTAAACGAGATATTGCGTTTTTCAACGAAGGCAACGGTATTCCGTACACTATTTACCGGCAGGTTGCAATGCGGACGGCTGAGGAAATTTTCGTTGATTACAACCCTACCGCGCCGTTTTGGGCACATGACCATTTAATAGGGCAGCCCGGAGTTGTTACGTTTTATAGCAATTATACCCACAACCCTTATATAAGCGAAGGCGCTTTGATTGAATTACGTTCCCTAAAGGATAAGGACGCCGAAATGTGGAAAGTGTACGGACTGGGCAAGACGGGCGAAGTAGGCGAATTGTGTATTGAGAATATGGCCATTGTCGAAAGGATGCCGGACAACTTAAAGCGCGTGGGATTCGGGATGGACTTTGGGTATAGGGCTGATCCCACCACTTTAGTAAGGGGCGGGCTGCAAAACGAGAATGATTTATACCTTGACCTTTGGCTTTATCGGCACCACATGAACCTGAACGAAACAGCTATGGCCGTTAATGATTCCGGCCTAGTGGCCAGGGTGGACCGGTCCCCTATTTTTGCGGACGGCGCGGACGCCAGGGCTTGCGATTACCTACGGGACAGCGGCTACAACCTGCGCGAAGTAAAGAAAGGCGCGGGGTCTATTGCTTACGGCCTTTCCTTGCTGAACCAGTACAATATACACGTTACCGCCCGCAGCGTCGAAATGATCGAAGAACGCCGCAAATACAGCTACAAAATAGAAAAGCGCGGGGCAAGGGCGGGAGACGTTACAAACGTCCCGGTTGATGCTTTTAACCATGCTTGGGACGCCGCAAGATATTACGCGATGGAAATGCTCAAGCCTATCCGATTGGTGCGCAAAACTTTACGGGGCGGCACGTAATAAATTAACGCCTTAAAACCCGTATATTTACACCTGACCGATTGGCCCCGGTGCGGTAAGGTTGCTACCCCAAAAGCAACCTAATGGATTTACAAGTAATTAAAAACCCCGATGCAAGGGCATTTATTAACCTGGTAAATAAGGTCCGTAAAGATTGGGAAGAACGCAAGAAAGGACGGGAACTGAGCGGGGTCATAATGACCGTTGCGAAGGCTTACCCGGAAGATACGCACGCCATCGTTGAGCTGTTCCACAAGAAGCGCGAACGTGCCCCACAAAAACAATCAATAGACGCAACCCCGCCCGCTCAGGGTGCCGGCTCTGTTGATGTTGCTAACTGCCCTAGTTGCCCCGAAACGGTGAACAACGCGGTTGGTGCTGGCCGGGGTAGTACCGTTGCTGAACCTGAGACTACCCACCTACAAACCAAAGAGGGCGTACTAAAGGCGTTCGACAACGACGCGGACACGCTCGCCATCGTAGCGAAAGGGCTGGGCCTGAACGTTGGCAACAGCGGCAAGGCCGGAACCATCGCGGGCAAGATTGCCTACTATTACCGCGTAAAAGCTGGGGTACAATGAACGTAGTATTTACAGATCAGGACGGGCAAGACCTGACCCTAAACATACCCGTCACCGCTGAGGAAATAACGTACGGCCAGTTTTGCGATTATCAGCAAGCGGAGGCCGCGTTCATTGATGCGAACCGGGAACACAACGAAAGCAAACCGGACCTGGTGGAAGCTGCGTTGATTGATGCGGTGGCCATCATTGCCGGTCCGCACATTCATGACCTGCCCTTTGCCATTGGCAGCGAATCACTTGGCACTATGATCAGCGGCGGGTATCAAATCGGGTTCGGTTCCGACCTTTCCGTAATGGGCATTTACGCGCACATTACCGTACTACTCAAAACCGCGAATTATCACGGCGACCTAAAACCGGACAACTTGCCCGCGTTCTTGGTCATTAAACACGACAGCAAATCGTACCGGGTAATCGGGCAAAAGGCGGCCAGGGTAATGACGGGCAAGGCGATAACGGCGGGCGAAGCGATAGAGGCCAGCGAGTACCGGCGGCGGCACAGCAAGGCTGTTGCAGCGCGGGTACAGGACGGCTCAGCCCTCGACTTTACGTTGGGGTTAAGCGAGTTCGCAATACTGGTTCGCCGTCCTGGTGAGCAGTTGCCAGCCGATGAAGAAAACGGGACGCATGGTTGGTTGAGCGCCGAAAGTTGCTGGCTGATCTATCCCTTCCCAACGTGTTGAAAGTGCGTTTTTTTTGATACCCGCCTTGCTGAAATTAGCGCAAGGCGGCAATACCAGTTCTTTACCGAAGGCCCGCCCGGTTCCGGTCGGATCGAAAAGGACAAAGACGCCCGGCAAGCTCAGCGCGACCGTGAAGCGCTTGCTAAAGTAGCCTGGGATGTGACCGGGCCGCGTGTTTATTACCAGATCGGAGTAGACGAACGTTGGTTTGAGGGTGCAAACCGTACCCCGTTTGAATCGGTTTTTTACGCCCCGTGGCGGTCTTTTGTGTCTAATTACTGTTTGAAACTGTCCCGACTATGACTTTAGCTCCAACACTAGAAACATTTTATAGCATTGTCAAGCAGGCTGTTATTGATATGGATTACTTGCCAGGGGTTCAAATCAACACCTTCGGCCTGGTTGATGACACGCCGGACGTATTCGGGGAATCGTTTGGGTACAGCTTTGGCAGCTACCTAAACGGGTTCTTTTGGTCCCGGATGTGGGTACTCAACGGTGCCGACCCAAACAAGATTTCCGGTGAGTACCCGGCGCTGTTCTTGGAACTGGCCGGCTCCGACCTTGAAGATGGCACGCACCAGATCAGCATGGTACTAATTGACAAAATAGAGTGTTCTACCTGCCCTCCTGAAATTATACGAACCGGCCCGGCCATCGAATCGAACCTGCGCCGCGCTGTTCGGGCGCTACTTGCTGAGGTTGACGGCTACGTGTTGTACGACCTGGGCGAACAGTACCAATGGGCAAGCCCCGGACGGATGGCCACCTGGGATGACCTGCCGGAAGACGAAGCCGACCACCTAAACGAATACCTCGATCTAACCCGTGCCAGTATAAGACGTTGGGGCGACTACCCCGAACTTCGCGGCGTTACCCTGACGATGAGCCTGACCACTTGCGAAAGTAGCGTGGCCCCGTTCCGATATTATACACCAACCGAACCCCTGACCGGTGCAACATTTTGCGGGTGCTAGGTAAAGAAGTAGCGGCCGAACTATTCCGGCTTCTTAAAGAGTTGGAAACGACCGGCAAGGCTGAACTTAAAGCGCAGGGGCACGTGGCCACTGGCAAGGGCATTGCTAGTATTGAGGCGTTGATCACAGAACAAAGCGTTGACCGGTTGGTAGGCGTCATCATGGCTGAGGACTACCTTATTGGTCCGGTCGATAAGGGCGTGAAGCGTAGCCGAATACCCTACACCCCCGGCAAATCCCGCGCCCGTACATCGCTGTACATTCAGGGGCTTATCAACTGGATTCGAACCATCAAACCCAGCCTATCCGACCAGGAACGGAAGGGCTTTGCGTTCGCCATCGCTGCTACCCACAAAAAAGAGGGAATGCCAACGCGGGGGTCTTATGCGTTCAGCGCAAACGGGCGACGAAAGGGCTGGATAGAAAACGGCATAGTACTGAACGCGGAAGGGATCGAACGCCGGTTGCGCCTGTTAGAATTATTCACCGCACGGTTTGAAAAAGCCGTGTTTAAAGCCGCCGCCTGATGAAAAAATTGCATTCGAAATTGAGGTAAACGGCATTAAGACCGTTCTTAAAAACGAACAGGACTTAATTAACGCTACCAAAGCGGTCAACAAGGCGTTCAAAGAATCGGACTACGGCAGCGCGGAACGTAAAAAGTTAGGCGTTGACCTAGGCAAGCTAAAGAAGCTACAAGCCGACAACCGTCAGGAGGTGCGCGATCTTGCCCGTGAATATGAGATTACAGCCGATAAGGGCCGGGACTCTTACCGGTCAATCAATGCCGAACTAGTCAACGCAAGGCGGGCCTACAAAGACCTTAGCCGCGCCGAACGGGACACCTTTGGCCCGGCGTTGATTACCCGAATTGGAAAGTTAGACGCTGAGCTAAAGGAGCTAGATTCTAACATGGGCCAATATCAGCGCAACGTGGGCAACTATTCCAGCGCGTTCGATGGCGTCGGCGGGGCGCTGCTTGACCTGGGCGGTATCGACCTTGCGGCCCTGGCCAATCCTGCAACCGCCGTTGTTGCCGTTGGCGCTGCGGCCATTGCGGGCGCGGCGGCGCTCAAGGAAATGACCGAACAGGTACGCGCCGTTCGTGGCGAAGTACAGAACTTTACGAATACCGGCGGCGCTGAGTTGGACGAGCTGACGGCAAGGGTTCAGGCTGTTTCGGACACGTTCGGAGTGACAACTAACGAGGTTAACAACGCGGCGAACGCGGCGGCAAAGCAGCTAGGAATATCTTTTGATGATGCACTAACCCAAATTGAAACCGGCTTTACTGCGGGCCTAAATGCGAACGGCGAACTATTGGACAGCACCCGCGAATACGCAACGTTCTTTGCCGACGCCTTCGGGCCGGGCGAAGCAGCTGCAAACGCGCTGTTCGAGACAATCAAGCGGGGCAACGAGCAGGGTATTTTTAACGATAAGGCGGTTGATGCGGTCAAAGAGGTGACCATACGGTTGAGGGAATTACCGAACGCAACAAAGGACGCCCTGGGCGCAATAGGGCTTGCGAGTGATGACATCGCAAAGCAGATCAA